CCCAAATCAACCATTGCGGCTATCATACTTTCTACCAAACCAGTATCTTTCATGAACCCGAGTGAAAACACCTCATCTACAAATACGTAAGGCATTTGTTCCAATGAGAAGGTGCGTGCAATCGTTTCTTCGAGTTCAAATATTGTTTCGACAGAAATACCATAATAGTTAGAAAACCATTCGTAAGTATCCACATCAGGGCACATAACTAAACCGCCTTGTGGACGGTAAGGGTTCTCCGTTCTATGGTCTGAAATAGCCTTAATGCCTAACTCTTCTGCTTGTTCTACGATAGCTCTTAGAAACACACCAACAATGGGCATGTGTCCTGCCGTTGGGAGCATACTCTTCGCGGTTCCTACTATCAACCCTCTAAATTTCTTTCTAGAATGATTATGGTGGTTGAACCCGAATTTTGATAATACTCTAAAAGGTTTGTTGCCCCAACGGATGGAACCTCCTACCGGGACGAAACATCCTGAACAGAATGAAACGTCAGTAGGTTGTTCTCGTGGAATGATCTCGACCTTCATCCCGAGCTTGGCGTAGTTGGCTATGACAGCTTCTGTGGTTATGGGCGTATTAACGCCAACCACATTGTCATCTCCCAAAGCTAATACATATATAGAGTCAATGCTGACCTCATAAGCAAATGATGTAACTAGAAAATTTAAGAAGGTGTTGAAAAACGAAGTCCACAAATCACCTGATCTCCTGCCGTGGCTCATCATCATAACGATAGAACCGTCTCTGCTTCGAGCTTTTACATCAGTCCATCGATCCAATAGAAATTGGAAATCTTCTGGTGCTCCGTGAACTACAGTTTCAAGAAAGTATTTTTCCACCAACAACATTTCTCTGGATACAGATCCATCAAATGATGATACGTCCCCTTCCGATATGCATTTAGCTTCTTCAAACATTTTAATGATGAAGTCACCTAGTGCGTCAGGGTTGGAAGATGTAGCATAGTAGAGATTGCTATCCTTGTGATAGATCTTAGCCATTTGTTTGCTTATCTGTGAGAAAAACTTAGAAAATTTCCCGATGATTCTGTCACTTCTAGCCATCACCATGCGGGGTTTAATATTGTCTGAGGTTTTTCCAACATACACTTCGTCTTTGA